AGCGGCAACAGCGACCTCCCTCTCGCCGAAATCGAACATAATTCGGAAATCGTCGAGGTGAGTATAGGAGTCTATTTCCTCCATGGCTGTTAAGATACTCGCAACAGTGGAATTCATCTGTTGTGCTGCTAGAACAAGGGCCGGCATATACGTCCGTGGTCCCTGTGGAAATTGTTCCTCAAACTGGGCAAACCATTTCTTATCTTCCTTTAGCGAAGCGTCCTGCTTAAGGAGACCAGTATTGAGGTATTCCCGCCCGTACTCATTTTCCAACAATTCAATGACCTTCTCGGCCCAATTGCCGATGAGTGGAGTGTTGAAATCCGTTGTTATAAGGCCAGTTGCTTTGCAATAAAGCGCTATGGGTGCTGGGACAGTCTCTGGAGACGAACTGAGGTGTAATTTCCGCATCTGTCTCTGTATATCTATAACTGAGAAATCCACTGTCCACGGGTCTAGGTAATAACGCCCCAAAAAGTCAACGGGGTTACCAGGCATGATCATTTTGACCTTGATCTTGTGGCCCATACGTGTGGCCACCCTGGTGAGCTCTTTAACACTAATATTTGCTTGAACTCCGTCGTCGCCGCCAAACAGCCCTAGTTGTCCATAGGCTGCTTTGTGGCCTAAGCCACTATTGCGCAATACGACGTACATTATCAAAGCATTATCGATAGTGTTGAACGTGCTCGTGTCACTTGACCCTGAGAGCCGGGAGTATCCAGTGTTGTATTTGACTCCCTGCTTAGTTACGGCTCTCGCATTATATTGCACCTTCACCAGTTTCGACACCTCCGAATGATATTCGGGTGCGAAAAACCTCTTGAGCAATTTAAGCTCGAATTCGACTAGAGGTTTGCTGTGGGTGCCATCCCAAGCGCTATAATCAGTTGGAACGATATAATCAGCATTTGCGGCCACGCGCCGCATCTCAACCACCAGCTCGGCGGGAGTCTTCGAGAACGCATACCAGTTTTGGTGTTTCAAAACACTGCGTGTTAAGGCATGTATAAACCCACCATAACGGGTTCGATGATCAGCGTCCAAGGTTGATATATTGCGTGGAGCAGCCAGTTTTGG